CTGTCGTAGCTGTTTCTACCTTTGGCAGAATTATGTTCCATTAGTCGGCGCCTATTAGCTTTTCCATTAACTTATAATGATCGTATGCTTTCTTTAAGGCTGGAAACTTTTCTAACCTGTCTGGATTAGGTTCGGCTAATATAGCTAATCGGTCCTCTATTTTTTCCATTAACTTAGAAAGGTCTCTGCCGTTAACAGTTAACGCACCTTCAACATCAAGATCACCTTTTACATTCATTGCCGGAGTTGTGGTTCCAATAGTAACGTTCCCATTAGCGCTCCAATAGGTACCGTTAGAACCTGTCATACTACCTATTGTTGTACCATAGGATCCTGTGGCACCAAAAGTCGCGCCAATTGTGTAAAAATTAGCAAGGTTAGTAGAAGTAGTAAGGTAGGGGTTAGCCATTAAGACGAGCCTTGAGTTCAATGAACCCGCCCACTAGTTCATCTTCGATAAAAATCTGCGGTACTGTTCTAGCAGACGGCACAGCTTCTAACAAATCTTCCTTGGTGTAGCCATCACCAATTTTCTTTTCTTCAAAGGCAATGCCTTTCATTTTGAGTAGCGCCTTTGCTTGATCGCAATAGGGGCAGTGGTACTTTGACCATACAATAGCTTTCATTATTATTTTTCCTTTACTTATTATAGCGAGGGTAATGCGTCATAGTCAAGAGATTCTCCCATAACTCCAATCACATAATTAGTACTCTCATTCTCCTGAAGTGCTGTTTGTTTTTTGCTAGTATCAGAATGCTTGTTGAACCAAGGAATAGGAGTTGCCTTAGGAGCAGATGCTTGATATTTGATGCCAATTTGTTTTAAGGCATCTACCGCAGTATAGTCAACAAAGTCTTTTAAAATGTTAGCGTTGAGACCAATAACCGGTCCTTTCTTAAACAGGTAGTTAGCCCACTCTTTTTCTTCACGAATAACATCTATGTACAACTGATAGACTTCAGCTTCACACTCAATCTTAGCCTGTGCGAATCGAGGATCTTCCTTAACTACTTGATTAATTAGAAGAGCTGTCCAACCTTTGTGTAACAGTTCGTCTTGTAGAATCAAGCTGATGATATTGCCGTTGCCGATAAAGATCTTATTCTCTACCATGGCTAGACTTGTGGCAAAGCTGACCATAAAGCGGAATGCTTCAAGAGCATAGCTGGCATTGAGCGCTAACCAAATTGCTTTAATGTGCTCGTGTTCAGTGACTGCTTCACCAATCTCCTTACGGCAGTTGATACGGTGTAGGGCATCATAGTAAAGACCAACACTGGATGCCATACTAACGATCTCTTGCGTGTCGTGAATAGTGTTAAACACTTCTTTGGGCACATTGTAGATATTACGGATGATGTGACTGTAGCTGCGACTGTGAATGTTGGTTTCAAAGAAGCTCCAATTGTACATCAGTGCTTCTAACTCTGGCAAGCTAACACAGGGAGTGAACACCTGTGCCGGGCCACGGCCTTGTAGGCTATCTAGTGCTGTCTGACGTAGTAGGTTGCTAGTAAAGATATGTTTAACAGCATCACTAGATTCTTTAAAATCGTTGGCGTCTTTAGTTAAGCTAACTTCTTCTGGGACCCAAAAGAACCCACGGGCAGTCTTCTCAAAGTCTGCGATTTTGTTATACTTGACTTCTTCAAATCGTTGAATAGTAACTGGGCCTGCTGGATCAAGAAACATCTTGCGATTTAGGTAGTCTGTTTTGGTTGTTAAATTGTATTGTTGTTTTGACATTTTAGTAATTTCCTGACGCAAGTACGATCTTGCAAATATGTTCGAGGCGTTCTATATGTTCATACGCACGCCATGGACTAGTATCGATTGCTACTACACCGTGTCCTTTAATACCTACAATATCATAGGCAATATTTCCATCACGATCTAATTGTAAACTCTTATGACATTGATCAGCAAGCTCTTGACTAATAGGAGGGACATCTCCTACATTAGGTGCTACTCGTGTATATCGATTAAGTTCTGGAAACGCTGAACTAATTGTATTTAAATTAATACCAGCATGCATGGCAGCAATACAGTAAGTAGGGTGAACATGTACTACTACTCGAACATCATCTTTGTGTTGCCCCATTTCTTTTTGTAAGCCAAAGTGTAAAGGGATCTCACCGCTTGGCACTAGGTTTTTACTGATATCAGTGTAGGGCAGATCTCTCCAGCTGTAGTTAAAGGCCGCACTACCGTACCCGCTATGAATACTTTTATCAATACTGATTTTCTTAAACTGATCTGGCTGTAGTGTTTGCTTACGCACGCCACTAGGTGTGATGTAGAAATGATCACGATCATGGTGACGAATGCTTACATTGCCGTCACGACTGGTGATCCAATTACGCTTGTAAGCGTCTACTAGAATATCACAAATAGTTTCTAACATTGATGTGATCCCAATTAATAATCTTCCATTGATTTTCTAAATACTTTTTCTTGTCTGCCTGATAGTCAAGGGCCCAAGCATGTTCCCACCAGTCAATCAATAAGACAATATCTTTTTCAATTTCGTGATTGACAATAGTTTTAATCTTACCATCTGTAGCAAGATACGCCCAACCACTACCTTGTATAGCCATTGCCGTTTTGGCAAATGCCTCTTTGAAGCTATCGAATGTTTTATAATGCTTTTCGATTAATTCTAACACTTTACCAACTGGCTTGTTTGAATTACTGGGTGCTTGATACTGTTGAAACAGGATGTTGTGTAGAAATACACCTGCTTCATTAAATGTAGCATCACCTTCGTTGTTATTATATCTTTCAGCATAGGTCTTGGCTAACTTACCATAATGATAGTTAATAGTATCTTCTGAGATCGAAGGTTCTAGTTCGTCAGTGGCATATGGTAAACTTAATATTTCTAATTTATTAGGCTTACCTTCTAATAATACGTTTCTTAAAAAATTGTAGGTCATAATTTACAAGTTAAAGTTTGCAGGCGATACAATCTTCTTCACTATCGTAATCGATAGGATCTAACATAGCAGGAGCTTCTTCGTCCGGTGCTTTAGATCCTTGTTTCTCAATAAGTGAGTAGTAAAAAGTTTTCAACCCCCATAAATGTGCCTGCATCAAATTCTTAGCAATCAATGTAGTTGGTACTTTTCGATCTGGAAAATGCCTTGGCGAATAGAATGTATTAGTACTTATGCTCTGATCAACATATGCTGCGATAACTGCCGCAGTCTTTAAATAACCTTCACAGTCTTTTTGTTCCCACATCAATTGGTAGTTCTTACGGACTTTCAAATTTTGATATTCAGGAACAACCTGTACAAACGATCCTGCTTTCGATTCTTTAACACTGATCAAACTCATCGGCATTTCAATACCATTAGTTGATCCAATTACAACACTACTAGACTCTACAGGAGCAACAGCACCGTTAGTAGCATTGCGTACACCGTACTGTTTCATTTGTGTACGTAAGGGTTCCCAATCGAGTTCTGGTTTAAAGTCAGCAAGTTCGTTAACACCATTCGCACGTAACTCCCAAGGAAATACTCCCTGACCGTAACGTGTGTGATCTGAACCTAAACACTTGCCTCGCTCCTTGGCCAACTCTACTGACATCTCTGTTAGATAGAAACTTTGATGTTCCATCCACGATTTGACTTCTGCTAAGGCATCTTTGTCGCCGTACTTGAGTCCACGCTTGGCATGCCAATATGCCAAGTTAGTGATACCAATACCTAATGGACGAATTTCGTCGTTGCTTAACTTAGACTGGATAGAAAGAAAATCTTGGTAATCGAGAATATTGTTAAGGCTACGGTGAAGAATGCGGCAAGCCCTACGCATATCTTCCGGGTGTCTAAAACTTCCCCAATTTATCGACCCAAGGGTACATAAAGCGATACGACCATTGGGATCATCAAGACGTTTAAAAGACTTAGTAGGTAATAGGATCTCACAGCAAAGATTACTCTGGTAAATGGTATGGTATTCAGGATCAAATGGACCTTGATTCATTACATTGTCGATGAATACTAGATAGATACGTCCTGTATCGGTGCGTTCTTTCAGTATGCCTGACTTAAACACTTCTTCAGCACTCATAGTCTTCTTGCGAAGACCTGCTTGCTTTTCGTATTTTACGTACAGTTCTTCAAAACGTTTTGTATTTTGATAAAATGCTTCGTATAAATCAGGAACTTCGTTAGGATCAAAGAATGTTATGTCTTCTTTATTTTTAAATCGTCTCCAGAAGAAGGCACTAAGCACAACCCCATAATCCATATGACGGACTCGGGTTTCTTCTGTTCCTTGGTTGTTCTTAAGGACGATAAGATCATCAAACTGATGATGCCAAATGGGATAAAAAACTGTAGCACTAGCATTACGAATACCTCCTTGACTGCAACTACGTAGGTCGCCGAACCATTTCTTTAAGAATGGGATCATACCAGTGTGCATGATTTCACCACCTCTAATGGGACTACCCAATGGACGTAAGCGTCCAATCTCTAACCCAATGCCAGCTCTCTTGCTAGCATACTTGGCCATCATTTCTCCACTAGCGAATATACTATCGAGATCATCATCACTGCGAATAAGAACGCAGCTAGAGAATTGTTTAGTAGGAGTTCCAAGACCAGCAAGCACAGGAGTAGCAAGAGTGAATAAGCCGTCAGACGCAGCATTGTAGTATTCCTTGATGTAACGCATACGGGCCGCATTCGGTTCTTCTTTGTGAAATACAGTAGCGGCCGCGACCATGTATCTAACTTGCGGAGTTTCATATGTTTCCTTGGTTGCACGATTTTTAACAAGGTACTTTTCAATTAACTGCTCAATGGCTGCATAACTATACTGCTCGTCCTTAGAATGATCCAGCATGACCTCCATTCTATTCCAGTCGTCTTCAGTGTACCATTCCAGAAGTTCAGCAGTGTACAGACCTGTTGCTACATTGGTCTTTACAATTTCGTATAAGTGTGGTACTTGGTAATCGCCGTATACATCCTTGCGTAACATGCTAAGACGTTGCTTACCTGCTACGTACTGATAGTTAGTGTGTCCGATGTCGGGATTAGATTCTGTATCAATCAAGTCGACGATTGCTCGCAAAGTAATTTCGTCAACTTCTCTAGTAGTGATACCGTCATAAAAGTGAGGCTGTGCTTTAATTTCAATCATCGATTGACTAACATCTGCTATTCCGCTACAAATTTTTACGATCTGATTTTGCCACTTTTCGATCATAAGTGGCTCTTTTTTGCCACTACGTTTTGTAACTGTAATGTTCGTCATATTATTTTTTTACCTTTATATTGCTCGAGGAAGATATTTACCTAGGCCGATTTAGTTCGATTAGGTTTTCTACTATAAATGAATCGGGCACATTTTCTGCGTTTGCGGGGCCGCTATCGCTATAATTAATGACTATTCTCTCGTCAACATATACTACATTATACACTGCGTTCTTAACTTTGTCTACTAATGTTCTAACCTCAATGCGAGAATCTTTATATCGTTCTGTAAGTTTTATACTCCAACCAATCATCAGCGCTTTGGTAAAGTCGTCGTAATGATTATCTATAATGATTTCCCAAGGTGTTGGCCAGGTACGTTGATGGTATGGATCAATTTTGTGGTTGTACTGAATGTAGGGCGCATTCTTCCAGAATTCCCAAACGTCAGAGAACGGTGTCTCTGATGTATTGAGATTGGATCGATGCTCTGCCCAGGACGATATTCTATCGTCAATGGATTTTTTAAACATCTTAAGTTTGAATATCTATTTGGTAGTTAAGGGTACTTGTAGTTAAAGAAGGATTCTCTAACGTCAAAGTGATGAAGTTACGGGAACTATTAGGGTAACCGGGAGCAAATTCATCAACATATGTTCTATCATAGAACGCACGTATGTCAGAAGTTTCAGATTTTAGTAGTGTCCATGTTCCAGTTGATTGAAAATTAAACACTGGGTCATTCGAATCAGTTTGAACAATGTAGAATGAACTTGATGTGATTACGTCGTTAATATATGCTGATTTACCTAAATACGGTCCTTCGCCAGTCAAGAACCAATCGCCGATTGTACTCTGTAAGGTACCAAAAATAGGATATGTAGACGAACTAACTACTAATGTGTTTACACCGGAACCAGTCGTTGATGTGATGTTTTGTTGTTCTTCTTTGAGAGATTCAATGTAGGTATATGTATCAGTAATAGCAGTATATCCTAGAGGATCAATGTTAGCAACAATCGTTCCCTTTCTAGATTGATTACTTTTATACAACTGATAATTTACTGTCGCAAGTTGATTACTACCGTTTAGTGGAATCATTACGTATGGTCTAGGAAGTCCTGGAGGAATTTCTACAGTGTATACAGCACTGTCTGCTATAGTAGTAGTTCCCTGTACTAATGGATTGTAATAAAAGGCAGACTCATTGATAAAGTCAATAGCCCTGGCTCTTCTTGCGAAATAATCATCTACAGTTTTATTGCCTGCGGAACCAAAGTAAATTACGCCAACCCGAGCGCTAGATGTGGTCATAAATTCGTTATTATTTGTGCCACCGCATCTAGCAAAATAATTTTGTGTGCTTAGATGACTGCCATTCATACTATTAGGATTCTCACCAACATAGATTGCTTCTAGTCTGATATCTTGGAATCTGTTGTAGGCAATATAACCATTAACCGGCCCTTGAAGAGTATCTTCACTCTTAAAGACAACACCTTGATTTAAGTTACTGAATAGGCTGTTTCTGATCGACGGAGTGACTACTGTGCCGGTGCCACGTACTGCCATTAATAGTCCATTAAACTCACAACGGTCAATAGTAATGTTGCGACACTTTTCAGTTCCGTTGTCACCTTGTCCACGTAGTTGAATACCAATACCGTGATTGACAATACCATATGTGGTAGTAGATTCTGAATTGTATTCTGTTTGGAATACACAATCTTGAACCAGAGCGTGATTAACATTGTCTAAAGATATTAACGAAGTAGAGGTAGATAACAGGTTAGAAAACTCAAATGTCATACCTTCGATAACAACGTCCCTAGAAGACCCTGTTGACAAATACATGTTACCCGCTTCAAAAGTATTACCAGCACTGTCTACAGTTTTAAACATACTGGTTAGAGAGTTAGTATATTTGATTTTAGTCAGACCAGGTCCTGCTCCCACTAACTTTGTATATGGCGGTAAGGTAACAGTATTACTTAGATAAAACCAACCAGCAGGAATTTCTAAAATTCGTCTACGCTCAGATCTTACATTAGGGTCGACGTTGTTGAATATATCATTGATAGCAGACTGTAGATCAACATCAACCTGTACGTATGTACCTGTACTAGCATTTACACCAAAATCAACTAAAGATGGGTTTAGGCTATCTAATTTTAGTTGAACACTAGTTACTGTAGTACTGGCTAATAATCCACTTCGATATTCATAAACAGAAGCGACGGTGCCGGTATTGCCAAGAGCTAAAACTCTAAAAAAGTTTAGGTCGTTTTCTGTTAGAATACGAGTATTTTCGTCGTCGGGAGCACCTTCACTAATTCTTTTACCAATATATAGATGCTCAGTGTCTTCGGCCCACCCGAATTCACCGGGATCTAATTGTGGAATCCCTGTTTGTAGTTCTTGTCCTCTTCTAATCTGTATCTTCGCAATTTCCACCACAGCCATATTGTATTCCCCTAATATATTATTTATCGTACCAAACTCGTTTACCATCAACAAGTTTCCAACTTCGGCCTTTGCAAGCAATATTAGGATGTCCTATATTTCTACGGTTTTCATATGGAGGGAGAAGAGGCATATCTGATCTCCTAATGCGCCACCCCTTGGTTTGTTTTTGAAATAATGGATGGCCTGGAGTATTCATTTCTGTAGGGTAGTTGCTACCTATATTATTTTCTTTACACCATTTAGATATATTAAGAACATATACTTCAGAAGGATCATCAATCTTGCTTACATACCATCCTTTACATACTTTAACGTGTCGGCGCTCTTGTTCTGCACGTTGTTGCTCTTCAGTTAACGTATTGTACCATGCCCTAGCAGCATCACATTTATGATTAGAATAATCTATCGTAGTATAGGGTATAAACTTACTGCGATCGCCACCTGTTCCGCCTTCTACTAAATTATAGCAGTTAGAATCTGTTAGCGCATTAGTAGAATTCAACCATGCTATCTCTTTGAGATTTAATTCTTCTTCAGTAGAACAAGTTTCTAGAATAACTTTTTTAAAATTGTTAATACCGTATTTTTTATACGCCTGTTTAAGTATCTTGCCTGATCCCATATAATTAGGATTAGAACCGTTATGCTTTCCTATATACCATTTATTATTAAGTTTGTTTATTATTTTATAGATGTACATACATCTATTTAGCAAACTCAACAATAGCCATGACCTTAATCACTTGCCTAAATTGTAATATTCTTCTACTTTTGACAGCCACATATCCTGATACTTATTAAAATCTTCAGGTTTTAAGTCAAACTGTTGATATTGGAAGTCTCTGCTACACATAAAGATAACACCACGTTTCATGTCAGTGCCGTACACAGCGTTATGTGCCATGATATATGCTACTAACTGTATATAATAATCTTCGACCCACTCTGCCTTCTTTGGCTTGTTTGTTTGTTTGTGGTCGGCGATACATGGTTGCCCTTCAAACACCCCAACTAGGTCAGTGGTACCACTGTATAGCCCAGGGAAGTACAAAGATTGTTCCATTGCCCAAACTTCGTCCATTTTGCTAAGTCCGTTTTCAATAATGATATCGGCCATTTTGTTAGCTTGTACGTGAACAGGGTTATTGCCGGGTTGCCTCTGTTCACCGATTAAGAATCGTTCTAAGTTGGCGTGCATAGCAGTACCAACTCCGGCAGCTTCTGTAGTAATCTGCTGTGCTTTTTGTTCGCCTACACGTTTGCGCCACTCGTTCAAATGAGTCATATCCTTAGTAGCACCGAGGATTGTTGTTACACTTGGAAGGCGTTCTCCGTCTGGAGTTTGATAAACACGTTTTCGAGTAACTGGATCGTTAATCTGTACGCAGTTTTTATATTGGAATCGCTCCACGAATGGAGGAGGAGTATAGATAGTCATAAACTTAATTATAACTACCTATATCACTGAAGTCAAATATCTGGAGTTAATTTCTGTGCGCCACTCTTGGCCATTTGGTCCACTGTAGCACCTGTAGCAGTCTTGATCGGTTCTTGAGTTACTTGGCTAGCATTTTTGGTATTTAGAACAACAGTACCGTCATCTAAGATATCTTTAATAACATCACCGGCTGGGTCAACGTTGTTCTTAAGAGCGATTAACCCATCTGGAGTATTGATGCCCAAGGCAAACGGTCTCAATACATTCATTACAACAGGAAAAGGAAGTTCAGATGACTGTCCTTCCTTGTCTGCTAATCCTTGTAGAACTGCTAGAACATCTCTAGCAGATCCAAGGTCTACTTCAAATAATCTCATCTAGCTAACTTAGCCATAATACTGTGGCTTTCTGCTAGTTTACGAGCAAACTTGCTTTCGCGCATTTCACGACCGCTTGGTTCTGCTCCACCTGCGGCAGCATCACTTGCCCCAAACTCGTCACCCATTTCTGGAGCATTCATCGTGTCTGGTTCAGTTGGCTCCATACCTGGTTCCATGTCCATACCTGGTTCCATGCCCATTGGCTCTTCCGGAGCGGCCTCACCTGCTAGCACAGCAACGGCATTGCTGATGGCTTCACGTTGTGCTGTCAGCGTTTCTAATGTAGCACTCAGTGCGGGAGCAACTGTCTGCTTAAAAGTTTCAGCTTCTTGAGCACCAAAGTCTGCTTTGATAGCATCTGCTAGTTCAATGATAGCTTTGGTCTGATACTGACCAACACGCTGCATCCAACTGGTGAAATCGTTGACCATGTCGCTGGCTGCGGTAATGGCCTTGGCTTTGCCTTCTTCGTCTTCTTTGATCAAGAATGCTAGACTTTCATTAACAAAACGTACATTGTGTTTGAATGTGCTCTCTTTAACCATTTTCTTTTTACAGTCGGCTACCA